TTACGCATCATCATCGGCTTCGTCCTCGTCGTTATTGTTGTCGCCTTTGACAGCCTGCAGGCAAGCCAGGTGATGCTCACCGTCGTCATTGCTCAAGCGCCAGCGCTGCAAGGACTCATCAAAGGTCGCGGCCTTCAGTTGTTCTGGACTGAACGTCCAACGCTTGAGTTCCCGACCGTCCATGCTTTCGATGCGCAAAGCTTCCTCGAAGGTGAAATCAAAGGCGTGCAGTCCGTCGATGATCAGCATATCGCTGTCTTTCAGGGCGGTGGTCAGGTCAAGGGCATTCATCACAAGTCGATCATCTTAAAAAGAAAGGCCGCCATGATAGGCGAGTTTCGCCCACACACCCACCGCTACCTGATGCCGCGCGCGAAAAACCAACGACCGAAGTTGAGATAAGTCACTTTGGAAATCGTTGCATCTGTTGCAACTAAATTCCCAAAGTGAGCAACTCAAACACAAAATTTACTCAACCTATCCTGCTAACCAGATTGGTCGGAGAAGGCGATATTAGACGTTTGGAAAATCTGGCAACTGCGGCCGGTCGCGAGCCTGACCGTACACCGGCAGTTCCTTTCTTCAAGTTTGAAATTTTCACTCTTGGGCTGGCCACGGGTATTTCTTCTGAATGCCTTCGAAGCGTCTTACCCCCTCTGCCCGCACTTCCTCCCAACCTAGCTCCCCCATTACTTGCATACGTTGAGCCTCTGCAAAGTAACGGTCAGATCCCGTGAAGGGGTTTGAGTAAGCGCTCAGGCGCTGCGCTTCAACTTCTGCCCGTGTAAGGGCGAAATGCTCCGACTCAACTAACTCAAGCTTTCCGCCCTTTCCAATGGTGATGGATTTACCAGAATTCCGACCTGCTGACAGGTCTCTGAATTCGGCGTCTGAGACCTCTATTGCATCCTCGGGGATAGAGGCATGAATTTGGGGATCGTAAAAACAACTCGTAGCTACACAATATTTCATACCGCTCTCCTAACGCCCAAACGCGACCATAAAGCCTCTACCGCCACCGCCCCAGGTACCAGCGGCGCTCCACAAATAGCGCGACTGATCGACAACTTGGAAAATTGTTCCAATGTTCAAACCGAAGCTGCCCGGGGTATCTGATGTTAACTGCAGATGCGCCCCATATACCGCCGAGGGAAATGGCACGGGGAAAAACCGGTAGTCAGTCGCTCCATTTGATTCATCACTCACTGCCCACTGGATCATGAATCCGCTTAACCAAGTTGGAAGCTTGATATAGCCGTTCGCAGCGAAGCTGGCAGCAAACCCTGAAAGAACATAGGCCGGGCAAAGAGCAAGATAGCCACCGGCACCGGCCAGCAGCTCCTGAAGAGTGGCGAATCTAGAAATACCAGCCACCGCCTCACCAGCCGCGACCACTCTCTTTGCGATACTTTGCGCGACACGCAATGCAGTCATAGGTTTGGAGTTGTCGATGCCCGCCGTTGCCTCGGCGTCAATCTGTGTCGCAACGGATATGGAATAACCGTCCAGCGTAGTGGCTTTGCTCGCTTTACCGGCAAGCGCGTTTGTCATCGTCGTAGCAAAGTTAGGATCGTTCCCTAGTGCCGTTGCTAGTTCTTTCAGCGTATCAAGAGCATCAGGCGAAGATGCTACCAACGCCGCGACTGCCTGCTGGATCGCGCCAGCCGTCTCGGGCTTGGTGAAGGCATCGGTGATGCCATAGCCGCCAAGCGTGGTTGCTTTGCTGGCCTTGCTCGCTAAAGCGTTAGCCATGGTCGTAGCAAAGTTCGGGTCATTACCCAGCGCAGCGGCAAGCTCATTGAGCGTGTCCAGTGTTGCTGGTGACGATGCCACGAGGTTCGATATTGCTTGCTGAATCGCAGAAGTGGTCTCGGGCTTGGTGAAGGAATCGGTGATGCCGTAACCGGCCAGAGTCGTTGGATTGCTTGCTCCCGTTACCAACCCCTTAACGTTGATGGTGACCTTGGTGTAAGTACCTGCTGCTACACCGGCATCAGCGAGCGTCAACGCTATTTCAGTGTCTCCGGTCCCGTCATAGCTACCACTTCCACTTACCGCACCCTTGAACTTCAAAGTTCGCGCTGTCGCCAGTTGAGTCGCCTTACCAACCGCCGACGTACCGTCGATGATTTTTGAGATCGCGGCCTTCAACCAGGCTGTCCGGTTGCCCAGCTGTTCTCCCTGTCTGTTTGCGATTCCGCCAGGTCCCCCAAGAACGCGATCAGATGTTTCGATCTGATACGTGCCATCAGCAAAATCTTCTGTTTCCGGCAAGTTAGCCATTAAGCACTGCTCCCATGGTTGTACAGCCCGTCATAACGAGCGGTGCCGTTGTAGCGAATGGCCGCAGCTTGATATTCAAGCGAGGCAAGGCGGCGCCCAGCGGGCGCGATGGAGGACAACATGCGGCGTATAACGTCCGCCTGGTCGTTGGTAATGGGGTCTGTGAAAATCACGCGATATGCAGCCCAGGCACGGGAGTCGCCATAAACATAGAGCCCGTCGAAGGTGATGCTGCCGTCGTAAGTGCGTCCGCCAAGCCCTTCCTGCAGTTCGACCTCACCGAAGCCCAGCAAGCGAATGATCTCGCGTATCGCCCAGGGCGTTCCTTTATAGCGGTGCAACTCGACAGCGTTTTTGATCAAGTTCCTACGGGCATCTTCCGACTCAGCCAAAATCCAGACCGCCTCATCGAGCAGGCTGAACTGGTCGGCCATTACGGGAAGCAACGGTGCCTTTACGAGGTCAACGAGGTAGACCAGCATCGGCGTGAGATCAATGCCGGCATGTCGCTCTTCCAACAGCTTGCACAGCAGTGAAAAACGCTCATCACCCGCGAGTACTGGCGGTAATGTCAGATCAGCCATCGACGGCCCCCGCATAGAGAATCGCGATGCTGGAACAATCGGCCCAACCATGACGCGGTAGGTCGAGCGTCCCGGCCGGTAACTCTAAAGCTGATCGGTACACTCCCATTACCTGAAGCCTGGCGTTGAGTTGCTCAGGCACGATGTCTATGCCAAGCCCGGCACGCAGCTCCTGTGCGTAAACCTCAGCAGCCTTTTGCACAGCAGCCAGCGTGGATTCCTTGTCGGCCCAGGAGTAAAGCGTGATATGCGACCTGATACGCCAGTCGGTCCTGGCTGGCATCTGGGCTCGTACCGTGTCACACAAGGGTCGCAACTTTTCCCCGCTCAGATAGCTTTCGACTTGTTCCAGAAGATTTGCCGTAGGCATTCCCGTTTCAGTCAGCGGGTGAATTGCGACCTCGCCATCTGGTAGGCCGTCGTCGGGGCCGCGCACTGCCACATCAATAATGGACTGGTGAACCGACAGCGCGTGGTACCTGTAGGCACCGCGACTGCCTGCTGTGGTGTAAGCCTCTGGGGCAAGGATGATTCGTTCCTTGTAGCGGTCGTCAGACTCGTCCTCAACGCCATCGGCCGGAATGGCGCTGTTGCTCGCAGCCAGCCCGGCGAACGGTTGGCCAACCAAGGTGTTGATCTGGCCGATAGCCCAACCGTTTCCAATCACACCCGGCGTTTCGCAGATCGCACGCACTTGCACTGAAAGTGCTCCTGCCTTAATCACCGCATCCTGACGGGTGAGGAACGCTACAGCGCCGTTTTGAGTGGTGATTCGCGTGTTTGTTGGAATCAGGCGATCCTGGGGCTGCGGCTGCGATGCAACGAACAAAAACGGGCTGACTGCTCCAACTGCCAACAACCGAGGAGTGCCGACCAGGTCGCCTAAATAGTCAAGGATTGGGCCTGCGCTGAAACGCACCAGGAGCTTTTCCCCGGCACTCTGGATCGCTGCCTTGATACGGGCCTCTGAATAAGCCACCTGGTTAATGAAAAGGCGCTCAATCTGAGCAGGGAACAGCGATTTACCTGAGTCGCGCTCGTAGAGGGCAATTAGCTCGGCCTCGATCTCTGCAGGATTAATTTTGACGAACTCGGGTTTAGGCAGCTCGCGCATAAGGCACCTCGGTCAGTTGAGGGATGCCGTCGGCTACACGCCATTGCACACGCACAGTGATGTGTTCGACATCAATGCTCACTTGCACCTGGACGACTGATACGCGGGTTTCCCAGCGGCGAATGGCGTCGACCGCTTCACGCACCAGGTGCGGAGTGACTCGGTTGGTGGGCCAGTCGATATATAGATGTAGGTCGCTGCCGAACTCAGGCCGGTGGGCATCGCTGCCCTTGGGGGTGGTCAGGATGATGCGGATGGCCTGGTCGATGTCGCGCAGACCTTCGACCACCTCGCCGGATGTGCCGAGGGCGGGCTGCCAGTGGGCAGCGGTGATACTGGTATAGGGAGTGGGTGTGGTCATGCGCCCATGATGGGAAAAACGGACGGAGCAGGCTTTTAATCGAGTTTAAAGATGCTTGTGGATATTCTGCGTGGCAGACTCTGGACATCGCGGCAAAGGATTGAGATAGCAATGAAGGCTAGTGAGAAAATTAAAGCGCAGAAAGTGGTCGATAAAATCCAAGCTGGCAGCTTTGATGAGAATGACATCGACAACCTATTCATGCGGCTCCGCGCTTATTCCGCTGGGTTCCGAGTGTTTCGCGAAATAGCGGACTTTGTCGCCCACAATGACGCCAGAGACCGAGGTCTGCTGAACGAGTCTTTAGAGGCATTCCACCTCAGTTTTAAGTATTTCATGGAGTATAGGATGCCCGGTATGAGGTCGTTGGATGTTTCCAAACCGATCCCCATTTACATCAAGAAACTGATGAAGTGCCAAGTAGACAAATGCAAGCCTGAGGTCCTTCGGGAGAAGTTCAACGTAACACCTGAAAGGCTCAAATCCCGCATTGATAATTTTTTCAAAGACGACAAGAAAACCAAAACCACACAGCTTCAAAATTTTAAGCTAGGAAGAGATGGCCTAGCCACACTCGATCATTTGCTTAGCTTCATCGGATGTGTCCCGGCGTTCACGGGGCATGACTTAGAGAAAGACCTACTCGCAGTGCTGCGACACAATAAATTGATGTTCGACGAATCTAGACTCATTGAGCAACACCCCAAGATCATCCTATGCGTGATGCTACTTATGCATCAGACGAAGTTCATACTGGAGAGCGGCATCACTGGTGACTGCCGCATGGGCGTGGAGAATACGCGGGTATTTACCGATCAAGGTGCTCCTACTGAAGATACCGCGGTGGCCTCTGGGTTGCTCCAAGTAATGGGAACGGTCAGTCTAGTTAGACCTGACGGGAGTCCCATGGAGATGTCATACCCCGTTTTTCTGTCTGACCTACAGATAATCGATTATTGCGATGCCTCGCTCTTTAGTAATAGTGTTTTTCCCAATACATCAGAGTGGGATGTACCGCTCGTTGATCTTGATGACGACCTCGTGCTTTTAGAGAGTGGCAAGCTTGGAAGAGCTTCCAGCTCATCATTTTAGTATCGACTGGAACAAGAACTCAGTGGCTGTGATGGTTCGAGTTTCCACCCGCATCCATGATTGCTCCAGTTGCATTGATGCTTCCGTTCACCTGCAGGTCTCCATTCAAGGTGACCTGTGGCACATCTAACGTTACTGAAGGCGCCATCACAATCACCGGCTCCCCGGCTTCAACTGTGATGTTTCGCCCACACTTCACAAGCAATGTCCCCACACACTCCAGCGTCATGACTCCAGCCGCTCGGTCGTAAGTTGAAACCGTCCCATCACTGAAGCGGATATAATCGGTATCCTCATCTACGACTGGCGGCGGCTCAGCAGTCGAGTAGATCCCGCCCAGGTACACGCCACCGACACCGTCAGCGTCGAGCAGCACCGCGACCTGCTCCCCCAGTTCGGGCATCAGAGGACGGCGCTGAGTACCCTGCGTATTTCGCTGGGGCACGTGGAGCCAATAGCTCTCGACCCCGTCACGGTCATCCAGGCGGACCCGCACGCGGCAGGTTGGGTAGTCCACGCCACTGACCTCTCCATATTCAAGCTCAATGCCCATCAGGCCACCACTTCGTGCTGAATGCCGTAGGTCGACAACGCCAGGTCGGGCTTGGTGTTGGTCAGGCTTAGATTGATCAACGGAGCCGAGATGCGGCAGACCTCTTTATCCACGGTATAACCAGAGCGCGTCACCCGGTGGTGCGATGCGGTAATCAAGTAGTTACCGCCGAGCATGCCCGCCGCAACCAGAGTGACGACATTGCCGCTCACCAGGTCTGGTCGACCAATGCAGCTCCAACTGCCAGTGGTGCGTTCCCTGTTGGTTTTGGCCAGCTCAGCTTTTGCCTTTGCTTTGGAAACCTCTGCCGAGGCGCTGCGCTTACGCTGCTTCTTCGTATCGGCGCTGGTGGTGGTCTTGCTGGAGCTGCTGGGCACGGCTACGGTTTCTCCGTTTTCCATCTTGTAGGCAATCAACTGCTTTTTGGCAGGGTCTTTGTGTTTCACCTCAATGGCCTTAGGAACCATAGTGATCTGGTCACGCAATCGCACATTAGCCAGATCCTTCAACACGAGGCTGGCCACCGACACGCCCTTGGCCAGGTCGCTGATTGCGTGGAACACCATACGTCTGCCGGTTACCTTGAAGGCATAGTCGTACTCGCCAGCCAGGTTAAGCAGGAACGCCAGGTCTGACTCCTGTTGAGTCAGGCGATCCAGCTTGATCGGTTCGATACGGCCGATCAGCTCCAGCCCTTGACGTGTGGCGATCTGCTTTGCGACCGCGTCCAGTGTCATGTCTTCGTAGGCTTTATGCTCAGTGGTGCGCAGCGCTGTTTGAATGCCTGCGGCAAGGGCACGGATGCTGATGGTCGACGGCGGGCAGTTCAATTCGACCTCATCTATTTCAAAGCTACCCACCGCCCGCAACGGCTCGCCTTCCCAGCCTATGGACAGTTTCAGTGTGTCGCCATGTCCTGGGTACCAAGCGTCCCGCCATTTGCCCTCGGTATCCTCCAGTTCTACCTCCAAGCTGTCAGCTTCCCCCGTCAGGAAGTCGTCGTAGGTCAACGACAGCAGGTGCTTGCTGACATCATGGGTGATATTGCGCTGCTGATAAGTGAGCACAAAGCGCGCTTCGGGTACCAGCTTGGGAATCAACGCATCCATGGTGGAAGATCCTCGGTTGACGTCACGGGTTCCAGCATAGGGATGGCCAGCGTCAATCCAGCTGGAAGCGCGGCGGTTATGGGCACATGGGTATTTGCTTCGACAATGGGCAAATAGCGATGAGCGTCACCGTAGTAGCGCCAGGCTAACTGATCCCAGCGCTCTCCCTCGGTGGTTACGTGGGCGATAAACATCAGGCTCTCCGGGTCAGTACTTGAGCCGCCAGGCCTGCAAGACGAATGCTGGCGCTATTCAGTGTGGTCGCTGCCTGTCCAAGAGACTCGCGGGAGGTGGCGAAGCGGTCGGCTATGTTGCCCAGGTCAACCGGGTTGAGGCTGGATCGAGCGCCCATCACGCTTCCCAGCACGTTGTCACTCAGGCGCGACAGATCAGCGCCGTCATCGAGCAGACCTGCAGCGCCTTTAAAGCCCTGGAGCGGTTCAATCGCCCGAGCAGTGATACCGAGCAGTTGAGGCACCTGCCCAAGGATCATGGACGGGCTGCCGCTTTTGACGGAGTCATAAACGTTCATCCCCGCACGCAAGACGTTGCCCACCGTTTTCGCATGAGCAATAGCCATCTGCGTGGGGCTAGCTGGCGGAGTCAATTTAGAAATTAGCCCCGGCGATCCCATGGCTGCTGCAGCTGTTCCACTCAACGCAGGGTCAAGCAGTCCCGGTCGGAGTACGTTGCGGTTAAAAGCCCCGGTGTACTCTTTTAGGCTGACCTGGACTGTCGCGGCGGCGATCTGGCCCACAGCGGTCCCACGTCGCATCGTGTTACTGATGTCGGTGATGACGTAGGCGCCCAAGTACTCGCCGCTGCCCATCACGAAGGCCAGCGGCTCATGCTTGCTCTTGGCCTGGCGCAGTGCGCGCAACCGCTCCTCGGGATCGCCCAGCATCGGATGCAGAACCATCGTTAAGTTGCAAGTGTCCAGGCCTTCGCCAATCCACTCCAGTAAGGGTTTGCCCTGGATACGAGCATGTTCCGCCCAATCGGCGGTACCGCTTTGCTCCAGGCCACTGATGCCGCCCGCAACGGTGAACTCAATGTCTCCCAGGATCGCGAACATCAGGCAAAGCCCTCGTCAGGTGACCCGTAGCTGCGGCGACGTTTATCGTGGAAGTAGCGATCCATGTTCTTCACGAACTCGGCATAGCCCGCTTGCAATCCCTGGGTGACCTGTTCGCGCACGTCGGAGCCACCGGGCACATTGATCTGTGGAGAGAAATGGAAAGTAGGTGCGGCCTGAGCGCCTGGTCCGCCGACCTGACCCGCCCCCGCGAAACTACCCATCATGCTCGCCCTGGACACATCAGCCGGATTGGGCGGCAGCATGTCGACCTTCGACTGTGTTGCCATTCCCAAGGCGGCCCTGCGAACTAGGTCGGATTGCGAGGTGATCCCAATGGCGGCGCCCTCGCTGATGTTCGCCCCGTAACCCATGAACACGCGGCTGGGCGACTGGATGCCCAGGGTCTCGGTAAACCAGCCTTTCACCGATGATCCGATGCCTACCACGCTATCTTTCAGCGCCCCGGCCATATTGCTGATGCCGTTGACCAGCCCTGTTACAAGCATCCCGCCGAACTCACTGAACTTGCCGGGTAGCTCAATCCCGAAATAGCTCATCACACCCGCAAAGGCCCGGTAGAACAGTCCGAGCGGAGAGAAGTCCAGGATCAAGCCGGTGATGCCGGAAAGCCCACCGCTGAAGCCTGCCTTGATTTCAGTCCACAGGCCGCTGAAGAACCCCTTGATGGGTTCCCAGTAGCGGTAGATCAGATACGCGCCCAGGGCGATACCGGTGATCAACAAACCGATGGGGTTCATTAACAAGGCCCTGCTAAGCCAGAGGACAGCCTGACCCGCGAGCTTCAAACCGAACAGCAATGTTCCGCCGAGGATCTTGCCCAGGAACAAACCACCACGCGCCACCATCATCAACGGTGCGCCGAGGGCCATAGTGACGCCACGTAAGAACAGGCCGCTGTACCGGGCAACCGTGAGCAAACCGCTGCCAATACGGGTCAGGCCGGTGACCAGGGGCGCGAATTTGCCCATCTGCCACATACCACGCAACAGGGTCCATTTGGAGGACACAGTGGTGATGGTGGTGGACATGGCCACGAATGGCGACATCACCAGGTTGGCGCCGTAGGCGAGACCAATAAAGGCCAGTTTGCCCGCGAGCAGACCGCCGACGAGGCCGACAACCCCCTTGATGATGCCGGGGTTTTCACTTGCCCAGGCGGAGAACGAGGCCATCAGCGGCACCAGGGCCTTGGTAACATCTACCAAGGCAGGTAACAACGCATTACCTACCGAAATACCTATGTCTGAGAGATTGGTTTTTAAACTTTTCAGCTGCTCTTTAGAGCTGCCCATTCGCTTATTCCAGTCCTCATCCAGTACACCTTTATCCGCAGCATCCTTACTACCAGCCTTGATACTTCCAAGGTCTTTTTGGTTTGCGAGGGCAGGACGAACAAACGAAAGCACCTGTTGATCAGCAAACAGTTCTCCGAGTTTGTAGGCTTCATCCAACCGAGCTAGGGCGACCTGCTTTTCCTGGCCGTCTTTTAGATCCAGCGCCTTTCCATATTCTGCAGCAGCTGCGGGCGCTTTCTTTCCGAGATGTACCGTCAATATCTTGATCATTGCTTCAGCGGGTGAAAAACCTTCGCTGACTAAGTTTTTCATACTGCTTTTAAGATCAATACCCGCCTTTTCAAAGGCCTTAATTGAGTCGGGGGCGGTTATCTTCGAAAGGAAGTTTTTGAAGTTGTTAGCGGCCTCATCATTCGTGCCTGCTCCGCGCCGTGCTATTTGCAGTGACGCCCCGATTTCAGCAACCGCTCGTTCCCCTGTAACCCCCAGCGCAGCGAACTGAGGTGTCAACTGTGGCAACCATTTTGCCATGTCCGCAAGTTCAAACTGGCCGCTTTTCCCGGCAAACGCCAGCATGTTCATTGAACGCTCTAAACCAGCTGCGCCAATACCCAGGTTATCTTTCAGTGCGATAGCTACAGAGCCGAGATCGTCCATGCTGGCTCGGGTCGCGGTTGCGGCCTTGGCCATTACTGGAGCGTAATTTGCGAGTTCCTTCGCGTTTGATATGCCCCCCGCGATCAAGACGCCAGTACCTTTGGCCACGTCAGTTTGAGTTTGATTCCACCTCAACGCCGCCCCACGCATTACGTCGCTAAGCCGTTTTTCCTCAGCCTCGTCGAAGCCGCCTGTAATGGCGATGTCACGGGTCTGGTCTTGAAAGTCGATAGCCGTACGCATCGACTGCACTACAGGTGCGCCTAGGGCGACCCCAGTGCCGATGGTCTCCATCGCCTGGCCACGCAAATCCCCGCGTTTGTTCTTCAGCGTTTCGCCACGGGCAATGCTGGTATTGAGGCGCTCCTGTTTGGTCTTAAGCTGATCAATGGTAAGGCCGACCTGGTCGTATTGCCGGCGAAGGCGTTCTACACCGGTACCGCCCCTGGCGATGGACGCCGCCAGTTCCGTGCCCATAAGCTTCTGCTTGGTGGTCAAGCCATCGGTAGCGCGGCCCAACTGCTGCACGGTGGACTTAGCCGAGCCAAACGCGGCGTGCAGGCTGCCCGATACCACGGCACCAATCTTTAATCCGACCAGGACTTCATTAGCCATAATTTGCTACGCTGCAAGCATGTTTGAAAAAGCCGCTCTGCTCACCGCCAAAACCCTCTATGCACTGGCCATCGGCGTCGGTGTGACCTGGCTTGCCTGGCTTTGCCTGGCGAACCTGCCCTTGTGGGCGGCGGTGCTGATGTTCTGCCTAGGTCTGCCGTTGCTGGCCCTGGCAGCCGCCCCTATCGCAGCGGGCGGCGCATTACTGGCGGGAGTGGTAGTGGGGTTGGTAGCTTTGATCAGCGGTTCATTTGCTCGGAAAGTTCGATCCGGCGGCTGATCTCTCGCTCACAAACATCAACCCAAAACCAGTAACGCTCCATCTCCAGCTCGTCGATCTCAGACGGTTGCATCCTTAGTACCAGGAGCAGCGCTTCGTCCCAGGAGTGCAGCAAGGTCTCCTCCGCCCACCATTTCCCGAAACACCGCACTGACTGTTTTCGAGTCAGCAATGTCCAGGTCCATCAAGTCCTCCACGGTCATGCCGGTCATCCTCGCTACAAGATGATCTTCCATGGCCGCTTCGTCTTTGGAGTTGCTCTGGGCGTTACTGAGGTCTTTACGTTTTAGGCGAGTGATTGGCAGTGAAGTGATCAGTTCACCTGCAGCGGACTTGAAAGGGAATTTGAGGGGGATGCTGAGTTTGTCGGCCACGTTCGTTACTCCAGGTTGATCAAGTGATCGGTTGCTCTATGAGAGCCCTGAGTGTCGCGCCTGGCCGTGGCGCTGGCTTTTAATCGGGTTTAAAGAGAGGATTCGGGCAACAACAAAGCAGCGAATGGTGGCCCAGATGGAAGACGAGGTAACAATTGAACACGAGGGCGTTGAATATTCAGCGTCTTACATCGTGACCGGCGAAATGATTACGGTGTTTTTGCCCAATGGTGAGCAACGATCAACAGCGCTGAGCGGGGACATAGTCATAGAAAGTGCTGCTCGCACTCATCTACGGTCTTACGTCAGAGGCATCACCAAAAAAATGAGGGATAAACTATGTCGATGACGCATATCGAGCGATTTAACGTTTTGGTCGGGGTTGTTTTTGCAAAACTCTATGAGACGTTTCCTGTGCCGGTGGAGTTGTCTGTTCAGAATTTCGTTGAGCAGTTGGTAGATGACGACGAACTTATCGACGACAGCGAATACATGAAGGGCGGATATGTTAAGTTTTTCACATCGACCATTACGTGGCTGGGCTACCACGGATACCTCATGAAAGGCTCCACGCTGAGCGGCGGTACAGTTCGTGATTGTGTTCTGACAGCAAGCGCCTTGGAAATTCTCAATGCCATGCCTGCCAACCTAGAGATTAAAGGCCCTTCCTTGGGCGACCAATTGATCACTGCCACCAAGGACAGTGTCAAAGGGAAGGTCAAAGACCTTGCAGGTGAGTTTTTGAGCAAAGCCGTGGTGTTCGGCACAAGAGCTGCTATTGATTTCGTAAGGACCTAGTTAAGCCTGACCGATGTTCTTCCGGTACTTGGACAACTGATCCTCACCGCCCACGCGGAAGATGTTGGACAGGTAGTCCAGTCGCACGATTTCCTCACCGTTCAGCAGTTGACGCACGTACGTGGCCGAAAACGGCGTTTCGAACTTGGTGGGGTCACGTGGTTTGTAACTGCCCAGGGCGTATTCCTTGAAGGTCACCGTCATCAGGGTGACCAGAGGGATTTCATCCACCAGCCCCGCACTGTTGAACACTTGTACGTTCGAACGGCACTGCAGCTGCACACTTTTGAATGGTGTGGCCAGCTTCTTTGCCGCGTCGTAATAAAGGCTGTTCCACACGATCTTGCCTTCCAGCTTGTCCAGGCCGTCGGGCAACTCAATCAGGCCGACCATGCCCAGTCCTTGGAAGTCAGACATCACGGCTTTGACCGTGCCGAGTTCGATCTCCTCGCAACGAGCAAAGAAGCTGTTGCCGTCCAGGTACACGTTCGCGTTGGCGATCCGATGCGCGCTAAAGCCAGCCATTATTCGGCTCCCAGTTTGACCAGGTATTCCCCGGTGATTTCGGTTTCAAAGGTGCCGCGTTCAAAAGGCACCGGCACGGTGAGCTTGTAGTTGATCAGCAGATTGCCCAGCTCGATCTGCGTTTGCGGGTTCCGTGTCGGGTCAAACCAGCATTCACCGCCGAGCAAGGCCTCGTCGCCGATCAGCTTGCGGAAGAACTGGTTGACGCTTTCAGTCAGGCTGTCGATCAGCGAGTTGGTGATCGGCATATCAACGAACTGCAACGAGCTGTAGCGAATCGATTCGTCGGCCACATCCTTGGTCCGGCGCACGTTTTCGAAGTTGCGCATATGGGTCACGGTGGGCCAGGCCGCTGTTCGGTTGCCCCAGAGGCGCAGGCCGGTACCGAACGAATTGAACACGGTGGTCACGCCGTTTTCGTTGAGTAGGTTCACTTCGCTGTTCGGATCGTCGACCCGCGCCGTCAGTGGTCGCTCCAGACCGATCACCCCGACCAGCTCCTGGTTGGAGCTGGACCACCAGTAGCCCTTGTCGTTATCTACCTTGGCCCGAAGGCCAGCGGCGCGGATCGACAGAGGCTGCAGCCGGTCGCTGTTGGTGCGTGCGTTATAGACTTTCACGTGGGGATAGCACAGACGCGCCCGGTCGCTGCTGGTGTTGAAGTTAATAACGCCACGTGGCCCGCGACCCGCGATCACCTGCTGCACGGTGCTGCCGATGGGGGCATCAATGTACGCAACACCGCCCAGTTGGGTTGCTGACGCGATCAGTTCCACGCTCACCGAGTTCAAGGTACTGAACCCTGGCGCGATGAAAATCTTGGGGAAGAAGCCAAACAAGTTGTAGCTGTCCGGGAACGCCTTCAAGCCTGTGCGGCGACCAGCCAGGGTGACCGATCCGATGATGTCAGCCGGAGTGACCTTGCTCGGGTCAGTGTGGGTGTAGTCCGCCTTGACGTTGGCAGCGGCAGGAATGGCACCCGACTGCAGCCGTGTGACGCGACCGGTCAACAGATCCACCGAGTAGTCGGTATCAGGCACATAGGTTGTCGCACCGTCCTCGGACTTCAACTCCAGAGTTTGCAACGCGCCGTGCTGCACCTGCAGCAAGTCGTTGTCCCCGAACGAGTGTGCCTGGCCGACGACATTGCTGCGATGCACCGCAGGATCAAGCACGTTGATCACTAACACAGTCCCGGCGCCAAATACGTGAATCCCCGCAAGTGCGTCGGCGATGCTGAAGCCCTCCAGATCTGGACCAAACTGGGCGTCGTCCACTTCGGTCTGCGACAAAGTCAGCTCGTTGACCGGGCCAATCGGCGCAGTACCGACCAAGGCGATCACTGCAGACTTGACCACGCGAATAGCCCGAGGGCCGCGCTCGACCTCGATAGTCTCGATGCCGTGTAGATAGTTAGCTGGCATTGGCTTTTACTCCTTTCTTTTCGGTCGTCGGCAGCAACACCAGGTGCTTCAGCTCCAACAACACCTTGGTGTATTCGTGATCAGCTGGAAGCTCGACCGGCTGACCAGGTAACAGCTGCACGTCAAGCAGTTCACGCGACTCGCCAACGCGTAGGGATGCGCAGCTCTGAGGGCCGGTGTAACGGTATCGGGTCAATGTCATGGGTAAACCTCGAAGGGGACTTCTGTCAGTAGCGGGCCGTCTTCAAGACCCATGATTTGTAATTGCACTGCGCGAGTAGCGATGCTCAAGCCGTATTGCCAAAGCCCCTGTACCTGGCCAATAAAGTTCTCGGCAGTTGGGCGACACGTCATGTCGCAGTGCGGTGGCTTCCAGCCGGTCAGGCATTCGCGGATTCGATCCAAGTAGCTGATCGCGCCGCTGGTGCCATGAAGCTGGCGAAACACCAAAGTCAGTTGAAAGCTCATGCTGCGTGCCTGAAACACGGCATCAGTAGACTCCGACGCACCGAACGTCGACTTGCCGTAGGCCACCAGGATCGCGCCACACGCATGGTTGAGTCGGTACTGGGCTGGGTTCTCTGGGAACAGCTCAATGGCCAACTCGCGGTCAAAGTCCTTTTTCAACCGAGTGACAAAAGCGTCCAGCAGCTGCTCGGTTTGGGTCTTTGCCCTGGGCCGACTCATCAGTAGCGCTCCCAGCGGTCATCCGTGAATTGAGGACGTCGCGCACGAACCCTGATCTCACCAGGCTCTGGCGCGGCTTGGCCGGTCGGCATACCCAAGGTGACTACGCCGTCACGGATACTCTCCAAAAGCTTGATAGTGTCTTTGCGGCTGTCCTTGACCGCGTCTGGCACCATGCCCTCCGGACGGCGCTGATAAAGCCAGTGCCGAGCCAGGTACACCGCCGCATCCCGCAATACGGTCGGCACCGGATCAAGGGGCAGGTTGTAGCGACCACGCAGGTAACCGTCGACCAGCTCCTCTGCCTGGCGTACGCCGTCCTCGATGACGGACTCGTTGGGTGCTTCCGCCGCCGGATCATCATTGGATAGCTGAATCAGCGTCCGCTCAGGAATCGCGGTGCTGACGTCAGTGCGGGTGCAGTAGCGCATAGGTCAGCCCAACTTCATCTCGACCAAGGCTTCAGGGAACAAGCACATGGCCAATGGGTTGCCCTGGGCTTCCAGGTCCCAGCCTTTACCCAACCGACGTGGCTCGGCCTTGCTGTAGAACGGTTGTCCGAGGGTGTTCACGGTCTCGTTGTAGTTGGCTGGTGCGTTAAACATGCGGAACACGCCACGGGCCAACGGGAAGACCTGGGCAATATCCGTTGGAATAAACCGTTGGCTACTGACCGTAACGTCGTATTCGATAAATTCGATGCCGCCGAACGTGAACCCAGAGCGCACATCACCACCGAGTCGATCCTGGGCTTCCTGATAATTGGCAAACGCTGCCTTGACCTTCTCATGGTCAATCAGTGCATCGAACCAATCCGGCCCGCACAACGCACGAAAACCGGTGACCATCACACCGCCGAGCTTCGACTCGGAATGGCGCTTGGCGTCGAGGCATGCCTTGCGCACGTTGGTGCTGGCATTGCTCAGGGCCACAGTCACTTTCTTCTGAGTGACTTCAAATTCCTTGTACAGGTCGAACATGGTTTCGCCGTCCGCATCCAGCAGCTTGCCGCGCAGCGCGCCGACCCGTTGGAACTCGCGGGTGGCCTCAATGCTGTTTTTCAGCTCCTGCAGGTTGTCATTGATCACGGTCGCAACTGGCGCAGCAGCACCTTCCTGACCAAACGCGGCAACCCCTTGCAGTTGGCTTGGCAAAAGAGGCCGAGAGATCGGCAGGTGCAGGGTTTCAAAGCTGCGGCGTTTGCGTTTACCTGCTTTCACCGGCGCAGGATCGTCATTACGTGACGTGTTGGGCACCAGGACCAGACGCCCCTCGCGCTCGTCGATCACTACGCTGGTGCTGTTGACGCCTTTCTCGTCGAACAAGCCCATGGCGCCGACTTTTCCCGGAATGGCCGGGAGTTTGTTGATGGCCGCCGTGAGGTTGGCAACGCTGAACATGTCTTGCAGATTCATGGAGTACTTCCTAGTTAAGGGCCGCACGAGCCACAACGCCCAAGGCGTTGAGTTCGTCCAGGGCGGTCGATTTTTGGGTTTCGGTAATGCCTTCCGGCCAAACCAGTTCGGCGGTGGCAATAACAGCCCCGCGAGCAATCGCGACACCTGTCGTGTCACCTGCCGTTGCGTCGATGTGTTCGCCAAGTACCGCAGCTGCCTTTTTTGCGGCACCAGTGCCTGCAAGGTCGAGCACCTGGAACTTGCCAGCCACCTTGGCCAGCACCTGCCCGAACGCGTAATTGACGCCCCCCAGCAAGGTTGCTTTTTCTTTGGTCCAGCCTGGAGCGACCTCTACCAGCAGCAAGTCACCCAGGTCTTTGGGCTGATTGAATGTGGCCATGGGGCCTCCTATCGTTGAGCGCGGGCTTCAGCGTCTGCCAGCAAGGGGTTGGTGGATTGGTTGACGGTCTTGCCGACGCGGGTTTTGGTGGCCACCTCGGCGAAGCTGACGCCGCCCGCTAAGTCGTTGAAGATGGCTTTCAAGCCATTGCTCAACGGCTCACGTTCGTCCTCTTCACCGAACTCCAGTGGGGTCTCGCTGGAGTCTGCGTAGTCCAGCACCGCGATCACCGCCGAGGCATGGATGGGTTTCATACCCGCTGCAACGAGCTGTTCGGCGTATTCAACGTTGGATGTGTGAATGGCCGCGTGGGCGGCGGCGCGGTCTGCTTTGTCGCGTTTGGTGATGACTGCTTGCAGGCGTTTGTTTTCCGCCTCCAGGGCGGCGCTGTCTGGCTCGGACATGCTGGTTACCTCAGTGGCGCGGGTGGTTTCGGAAAACGCGGTTTGGAGCGGTTGATCGGAGTGGCGTGCGGTTTCGGCGAGACTATCGATAGCCCATGACGGCGCGACTTGGTCGGCGGTCTCTTTGTCGAACTTGCCGATCAGCCATTCGCGAAAGCGGCGCCACATGTCTGAGCTGACTTCGTGCCCGTAGTCGCCAAACTCGACGACGCCTTGCTCACCATCGGCCAGTTCGATAGGGCGTAACCCTTTTACCGACGGCGGTTGGGCGCCCAAGAAGCCAACGTGGCGAAGGTAGTACACGCCTGGTACAGGGTTGTTGGCCGCGTCGGGGTGGTAGAAGGACGCGGAAATTTTCTTGTAGCTGCCCTTAGCCACTTGCTCGGCGAAGTCAGCGTCGACCTGGGCAGGAACTGCGATCAGCCCTTCTGGGGTAGCTGCAAGTGACTGAATCCAACCGGAAGCCGGGGCGTCGTGTTTCGGATGGCCGATAACCATCGGCGCTTCGTGCAGTGCCGGGTCATACGCACGCACGGTGGCAGCCAGATCCGACTCGCTGAAGTCGAAGCTGGCGCCGCTCATAGCGGTGTGTTTTCCGGGTTTGAAGATGTGCAGTGGTTTCATGACTGTGCGCTGCGTGGAGGTGATGCGCACAGCTTGGGCCAGCGGATGGCCCAGAGCTTTTAATCGAGTTTAAAGAGTTACCGTGCGAAAGCTTGGAGAGGCCCGATGTCAATGCGATGATTCGAACAGGCTAGATATTGCGAACACTTAACAGGAATTAGGTATGGATGGTCAGGACGCTGTGGTGTGTTACGAGTGTGTGGGTGACGAGTATTTAAAAAAACTGATTAAGAGTGAAGGTGCCTCGGTCAAATGTTTCTACTGTCTGAAAAAGCGCAAGGCAATCACGATAGAGCGGCTTTCTGACCAGGTCGCGGAGGTGATGTATTCGTACTACGAGAATACATCTGTCTGGGAACGGGGGGACGAGCTTAACTTCTGGGTCGCCGAGATGCTTGGGCGCGACGGCTCAGAAGACGCGTTGGTCGGCGATGTTTGTGGCGAACTGGTAACGTGCTCGCAGTATGACTATATGCAGGGGGGCGAAGCTAGATTTGACGAGTTTGGTCTTTACATGCCACGTCATTTTCGACCAAAGGAAGCCGAGCGAAAATGGCAAGACTTCAGATCCAGCATCATGCACAAAAGCCGCTTTTTTAACCAAAGCGGGAAAGAGTTTCTTGAATGGCTTTTCAGCAGCATCGATTCCTATCGCAACTTTAGGACGTCTGACCGCGATGAGGATGCAGTGGTGCGCCTTATTAAAGCAACCGACTGCCCGCCGCTGTTTCGTGCCCGTGAATGCAACTCTATAGAGGAAGCACGGGAAATTTCAGCTAATCCCGCTGAGCGTTTGGCGGCACCGCCGAAAGAAAAGGCTCGGGCAGGTCGGATGAACCCTGAAGGCGTTCCAGTTTTTTATGGTGCTTTTGAGAGAAAAACCTGCGTCGCAGAGCTTCGACCAGCAGTTGGGGGAAGCGTTATCAGTGGACAGTTCAAATTGACGCGAGACTTGCGTGTCCTAGATTTCAAGCGTCTTGAAGACGCATACGAACACAGTCCCTTGAGTATGTTTGATCCTGAAAGCCGATTGAGGCTTGAGCGCCGAAAATTTCTCAAAACCTTTCACGACAAAATCAAGAGCCCCGTTTTACCCCGGCAAGAGCACGAGTATTTAACAACACAAGTGATCGCCGAGTACCTTTCTACACAGCACTCGCCTCAAATCGATGGAGTGATTTTTTCTTCCGCCCAAAATAGCGGAGGATTGAACATTGTCCTTTTCTCTCACATAGCCTCGGTGGACTCTGACAATGACGTATTGCGGCCACCGCATGATCCGAACAGACGAACTCGTGGGGTCGAATACGTTCCCAACACGCTCATTCGTCATACGATCAAGGAAGTAGAGTTTGGATCTGATGAAGAAAAATACACTGGCAACGATTTTGATCCGTTTGGGATGTATCCGGATCACGATGAAGAGTGGGATTGGTAGCCCGTACACCTGCGGACATGTCGGTTGGACGGCTTTATAAAGCGTTTACGCCGTTTGCAAAGAAGGTTGCTTGATGGTCTCCCGCCATATGCGATTATGAGCGCCTGTGACAGCTCTACAGGCGCGCGGCTTTTTCCAAGTGGTGCATGGCCATAGCCAGAATCGCTTCTTCAGATTCAGGCTGTAGCCAACCTTCGATGTCCATGGGGAGAAATGGTCTCCCAGGGATATCGCCCCACAGATGCGGAAATGCCGATTTTTTACCGCCGAAGTGCATCATCGCGGCATAGGGCTTGTTGCTGCCAACCAGCGCCGAGCTTTCATCTGCATGGCTGGTGACCGACGCAGCCAAGCCTGCTGAACTGATCTGCAGCATCTGCCCAGGCCAATTACCTGTCTTCGCTCGCCGCTCAGTCGTTGTCTCTGAGAGGTCAGCCCAATCGGGGCGACCTTCTTCCGCGAAGTTCTCCTCAGTCTGGCTAACCAATTCGGTGGCGATGCCGCGCATCAGTGGCGCGACATCTCCCACGGCCCACTCCACTCGGCGTAGGGCGGCCTGCAGACGTTCGTGATCCAATTCAACAGTGATCATCTCAAATCCCCTACGCAGCCGTTTGTTTGCGTTTCAGCATGTCAGCGAGGCCAGCACCTGGTGCATGGTTGAACCCTGGGTCCGTACGGAAGGTAACTGCCTTGCCTGCCGCATCCGTGGTGCGCAGGCCCGTGACCTCGGCGGTGCGTATCTCGCCAGTTCGTTTATCCGTGCCTGTTTCAACCGTTTCGGTGAACATACGGCCCTCACTTGAAACGATCCTCAGACCACGACGCTTCACCGCCGCCTCCGTAAGCGCAACGACACGACAGCGGCAGTTGAAACCATTCGGTGGAAAGATCGCCGCCCAGATCGGATCATCGTGGCGGAACACCTGACCATGTAACGCTCGATGGCTCGGCCTTGTTTTTCCATCCAGAATGGCGACGTACATCCAATACGGATGGGTGTCCGTGGTTTCTTCCATGTCGGCCTTACGGCCAGCCATGTAGGCGCTCTGCAGATTGGTCTGGTAGATCGTTCGAAGCCTGCGTGGACTACCGAGCTGCACCAACTCGCCCACGCCTTGGCTATCAACGATTACCTGCTGGCCCCACCAACCCTGAGATTCCAGCGTTGGTTGCAGTGCAGCAATGAACTGTTTGAGCGTTTGCCCATCCTGGAGCGCCGTCTCCAGTGCGCCACGAATGTCGGACAACAGATCGAGACGCATGGCCTTGGCCACAGTGAAGGCCTGGTCATGTGCCTGATCGAGCATTTCCTGCCAGTTCCACGTGATCGCATACCCTTTGGACTTCAGGTACTCCATAGCCTTCTTTGGCTCCAGGCCGAAAATGGCCTTGAGGTCAGCTGGGTTCACTGGTTTTGCGGCGCTGGCCATATCAGTTCTCCCGGTCGGCGCTGGCGCTCAAGTGGCCCCAGGTGTCGGCGATGAACATCAAGCGTGCCAGCGTTTGCTCAAGGGCTTGGGTGTCCATCTGCGGATAGACTTCGGCCAGTAGGCCGAGCGCTTCGCTGTCTGCACGGCCACGCTGCAAGGCTTCAATCAGCGGCGCTATCGCCCGTTCGCTTTGCTCCTGCAGCAACGACGCAGACAGACCGTTAATAGCCTGGTCGAGTGCAACCTGGTCAAGGATCGGTTTGAACACGGATTCAGCGAACTCGGGGCCGATATCGGAATGCGCTGTTTCAACGATGTCGCCGTCCTGCAAGTTGTAGGTGCGTTTGAAGTATTGCGGGGTGAAGGTGACGCCTGACTCGCTGAGGCTTTTGTCTCGCTCAGCCAGCACCTTATCAATCTCTTCTTGCTCCCACAGCTCGTAAACCGGGGCGATCACCTGTTCGCCAAAATTGATATCGACGATGCGACGGATCACAGTATTCAGTGATGCGGCAACAATTCCGGCATCACCGTCACGAATATCCTTAGTGACCTCAGCCCCCGCCGTAGCACTTGCGCGGGTGCTGTCTTTCTCTGTGGTCTGGTTTTGCCCAAGCATGGCCACGTTGATTTCGCTTCGGCAATATTCCAATAGTTCGCGGTAGACCTCAGCGCTGCCAGCCTTACCAGCGGCTTCAATGATCTGCACGCTGGAGTCATCAGGGATCGCCGCGACGGCGTCCTGCACCATGGCCTCCAAGCTATCGAGAAGCAGATCGGTCTCGCCGTCAGTGGCACCACGCGGATGTTTTCCGATAACCCATGGGCTGCCGTACTTCTCAGTGAACTGCACCCAGAATTTTAGGCCCCCCTTCATGAACGTCGCGGGCCAGAAGCACATGCTGAGGTCGGGGAAGCCGTACGGGTTGGCGTAGGTAGCGTCCTGACGAGCAACGATAAAGCGCTGCGGGTCACACAACTCACCATCCTGGCCAGCCTCTTTGGAGCGAAAACGCAGTTCGTTGTCCTTGTCGTAGAAAAACCATTCAGCAGGTTTACCGAGCAGGTCTTCTGGTACCAGGTTCATACCCACTGGTCGCCACATCAGCTCGACAGGTTGGTACCCAAACAACGGTGCGTCGAGCAACTCGCGGATGATACGGTCCATGTCCAAGTCTGTTAGCCAGTCGCGGATAAATCGCTCAACCTTGATGGGCGCATCGCCGCGTTTGATCCCGCGTTCCAGTGAAAGTACCGACGCTTTGCGGCGGCGGATGTTGCCGCCAACCAAAGCCGAGCTGCGCAAGTCACGATAGACCGTAATGTCCTTGCCCTGTGCCTTGAGGATCGGGTCAGGGTTTGGCAGGTTGGCGCCGCTGAAGCTGCCTGCATCGGATCGGCTACGGGTGGCGATATGTTGATTGAGCGTCGAGCTGCGCTTGGCTTCGGCAAAGCTGACAAATTCGGTGGGGCTGACCCACAAGCCTCTCTTGTTCATGCGAACCCCTGGGTGATGCGTTTGCCCTGACGGCGACGACGTGATTTGACGGAGACCGGGCCGGAGGTGACTTCCAGCGTGGCAAAGTTGGCGAGCGCGCCTGCGCCCGCGAAGTCGCCGTGGCGGTACAGGTCCGGGTCTTTTAGATCTTGGGAGCGGGCTTTAACGATCATAGGAATGCCGTCCACCTGCTCGATGGCGCGCACATCCTGGTGCAGGTTGTCGTCCTGGGGCATGGTGATGGTGTTGTCTTCAAATAGGCCGACGAACTTCGGCATCCAGGCGCCATACCAGGCTCGACTGATTTTCACTTGTTTGATGAGGTTGTGGCCGAACTCGTCGGCGGTCTCTTCGGCGAGCGTTTCACCGTTACCCGACGCATCGAGCGCCGCGCCGCTGAAACGAGGCAACCCGCGCAGGGTGTAGAACAACACGAGTTTTTGCTGACGCGCTGGGACACGATGCATCTCGATGACAAAGGGCACGTCTCGGTGGCGTGACTGGTCGACTGACATCGGGCAGGCAATGGAGAAGTCGCGGTGGCGGGCGTAGTCCATGCCCAGGTAGTGGCGCAGATCGAGTGGGAGCTGCTTTACCAATGGAGCCAAATACCGCTCTATCCAGTCCTCAACATAGGCGTCGCGCCGTTGGACAGATTGCTGAGTGAAGTCGTCCGGCAGCGCCAGGCGCAGTACTTCTCGGCCCGCTCGCATAGCGTCGTCGATCCACACGCCAGGAATACAAACACCGTTGCCGTCCCTTGGGATCGCGTCCAGCTCTTCGCGCATCTGTGCTTTGCGCGGGCCATAGGCATTGCGGATCTTCTTGTACCAGGCTTCCTTGCCTTCCGCTGTGGCGGGTTTCCCGGCCATGAAGCACACACGTTCATACAAACCGTTGGCCACCGCGTCATCAAACGTTGCCCGGAATACCTCAGCACTGTCCCCATAACGCTTGTCCTGGATGTCGTTGACCATCTGATTGAAAGGGTTGGATTTGCCGTTGTGGGTACTGATGATGACGATACGACCGCCCCAGATCAGCAAGGCAGTAGCAGCATCCAGCACGGCGGACACATCACGGTGAAACGCTGCTTCGTCGATGATCACCTTGCCCTGCAAACCACGCACACCTGCAGGGTTACTCGAAAGCGCAACGATCTTGAAACCAGACGCGTAGCGAATACGGTAGGCATTGATTTTACGTGTGTTGCCTTCGTCGTCCTGGTCATCGAACAAGAACTCCTCAATCTGACTCACACCCGAGGTTTGGGCCTCTGCGATCACTCGGCTGAACTTGGCGCAATAGCCGATGAACTCCAGACCCTTTTCTTTGGTGTCGCCGATGTAGAAGCAATCCATGCCACCGGCCACGTTCTGAGAGGCGGCAGTGATCACCGAATCCAACGCTTCAGCAAAGGTGATGCCTGTACGGCGTCCCTTTTCACAGAGCTTTATCTGAGCGTCCAACGCCAACCAGGCGGACTGGTGGGCCATCAGGATGCCCTCTGCCAAAGGGTTATAACCCTCGGGGATCTGGCGAACGCTGGGTGGCAACTCGTCCCATTCAATGACGCGGACGGTGCTAGACGATGGTTTCATTGCCTCACGCCCAAGAATTTCTGACGCCAGAACATGGCCTGATCTTCGGTCATGCCTTTGGCTTTCACAGCACTGTCCAGCTCAGCGGCTTGTTCCTGGAGCAGTCGTTCGCGGGCGGCTTTTTCGATGACCTGGCGTTCTTTCACGCTCATTGTCCGCGCCTCCATGGTGGCCTTGGCGGCACGAGCTAGAGCCGATACCTCGGCAATGGTGACCTCGTCCTTTTCATGAGCCCCCATCGCCGCCTGGTAAGTCAGAGTCGAGATGGCCTCGACCAGCAGTACGCCGGTCTTGTCCGATGCGTCCTCGCCGAAGGCGCCGACAAAAGCCTCAGCCATCTCACGCTGTTGGCGGACCTTGTCGGTGAGTTCATCAAAACCCAACTTGAAGCGGCCCAAGGCGCTCCGGCTGGGAGCTTTCTCGCTGGGAAATCGTCTCTGGATATCGGCCAGCATGTCATCCAGGGTCATGCGATCTTCGCGCAGCAGCTTCTGAATGTGTGCCTTGACCAGGGGCGGCAGGCGACTGATTGAGGACTTGCCCGCCATGGTTACGCTCCTGGCCGCTTGATACCGGGCACGCGAGCGCGGCCTGCAGCAATGTCCTGCCCGCGCTCGGAGAGCGTGGCCACCATCACCGGGCCGACATCCTGAAGGGTCAACGCCCCTTGCTCAGCCAGCCAGTGAAGTTCAGTTTTGACTTGGTCACGGCTGAGGGTATGCCCGTAGCTATCGAGGGCCATGGTAAGCACGGAGCTGTTGGCACGGTACGCGGTCATCTCCACGAGCAAGCGCAGTAGTACCAGGCGGACATCCTGACGGATGAAGTCGGAGAATGGGGTCATGTCTTTTCTCTCAGCAGGTAATCATTGATCCGGTCCAGCGAGCGCGCTAAAGGGGCCAAGGCATCCTTGACCCCCGTTAGTTCGGCACGTACCGCCTTCATATCGCCCAGTAAATCAGTGACGGCAGTTTGGTCAGGTAGGTGCCGTACATGTTCCTCCAAGGCGACAATACGAGTGCGAAGCTCCAGCAATTCCTGAGTGCTGGCGGCCTGGCGGTTGGTGAACCAGGTGTAGATGCCAATCACGGTGAGGACTACCCACTGCATGGCGGAAAAGCTGAAGTTCAGTTGTTCCAGGTTCATCGAAAACCCCGTCTATTCATGTGTTGCAAAGCGCCTTCACAGTCGCTGCAGTGTTCGGTACCTGGTTCGTTCTGGCGGCGGTCCTCCGGGATCGCATCGCCGCATGCGTCACAGCGGTAGGCTGAACGGCCAGATCGCCGTTGCAGCCCTTGGGCGTGAATTCGTGCTTCCGACTCATCGTCGTCCTGCTCTGTAGCGTGTTCGGCTACATCCATAGAGCGTCAGTCCTTTTTCTGTAGATCCAGCAAGCCGTTGAGTTGGGCAAGGTTGTTGCGTGCCCACACGCCGTAGTCCTGGGCGTGGGCAAGAATGTCTGCGGGAGTGACGCCGCTTTCCAAAAGTTCGGCGTCAGTGCCGGGGGCGGCCCAGGGCGCTTGCGCAGATTGGTTGGCAGTGGCGCCTGCTCCTGGGGCGGGCACACCAAGGGCGGTGTTGTAGTCGCGCAGCCAGCCAGCAGTGAACACGCAACGAGGGATAGGCTGAGCAACTGCGCCAGGCGCAGGGCGGTATTGGGTCGTGACATGAGGGATGCGCTCCTGGAGCGATTGTTTTTCTTTGGCGTACTGGTCCATCAGGTTGAACAGCAGGGACTCGCTTTCGCTGGCTCTTGCGAGCTGCTGCAGCAGCTGCAGGCGGTTGGCGCTTTCCGCTGCCAGGGCCTGATCCGCGTGCTTGGATTTGAGGTCTGACAAAGCAGTCGCCCCCAAGGACTGGGCGTAACGAAAGCCGAAGCCATAAGCGATTGAACCGGCAGCGGAGGCGCTTAGCAGGCATGCGAGGCCGACAGCAGCGAGCCGAGCCGGTAAAGGCCAAACCAACTGTTCAAGCGCGCCCATGATGATGCCTCTGGCGGTTGCGTGATTTGCGCGCACGGCGTTTGGCAGCGACGATGCCTGTCTTGCCGTGCCGATATGACGGGGTGACGGACGCCCTGGTCCAACTGCCGACGGCGGAACTGGATAAGGGCCAGCGAGGCGCCCATGCAAAGCCAGCGAGCAACGCCGAAAAGATTCGGCCAAACAGGTTGAGCTTCATGATGGCTCCCCCTGGTCTGGGCCTTGCTTGATTAGGCGAGCGACGAAACCTACCAACGCCAAAGCGCTGTTGAGGGCGGCGTAAGCCCGAGGCGAAAGCTGGGCCTGCCACATAGGCAACAACTCAAGCTGAGCGAACCCCAGCAGCGCGATCAGGATGGTGATCTGGACACTGTAGAGCCGATAGCAGCAACGCCAGTCGCAGATGGGTTTCATGCCGCCACCCCGTGCTTTGCCCCACGCTCAATGCCTGCGAGAGCCAGCCCATCAGCAATGATTGCGTCGCCATACCATTGACCGCCTGGCAATGGCCCAGGACCGTTTTCATGACGAACAATGGCGGTTACCAGAGTGCGCATAACGTCAAAGTCATACACGTCCACGCTGTCATGATCAGGGTGAAGCCCAAGGGCACGGGCCACAGTGGCGGTGTAAGCGTTGGTGTTGTTCTCGGACGGTGGGGCCCAGCGCTCAATGAACTCGCGCACGGTGTCGATGCGGCTTCCATCAGCTGCGAGGCGCTTGTCCTGGTAGGTGATCAACACGCGGGCGATGGCACGGATACCCCAGCGCGGTGCTGTGAACTGCACGAAGGCCGTATCGTCCTGGGCGACGGCCATGCCTTGCCAACCCACGCCTTTGGCATGGCGGATGTTGCCGGGGTTGAAGTTGCGGATACCGCGAGGGGTTTCGGGTCGCATGGGACGCCTCCTGTAAAGGCGCCGTAGGTTTCAGGCGCCAGAAATACACACGCCGCCATGATCCGCGGCGTGGTACAGGAAGGCTTTTAATCGGGTTTAAAGAGATGTTAGCCGAGCAGAGCAACTAGACCGGATGCTGCAGCCCCCAGTACCGCAGCTGTTGTAGGGTTTTCAAGAAACGTACGTAACATTCCTTTAGCCTGCTCTTTTTCTTGATCGGTAGCCTGTGCATTGTTGATGCCCTGTACCAAGGTTTCCACTGCACTTCGTATATTCTGGATGTTGTTATCGCCAATCTGAACGTTGTTGGCACCATGAAAGTTATAGATGGGATTTAAAATAGGTTGCTCCTTGGGTTTAGCACCGCCTCTGGAATAAGAAACCAACCAGCTTCCCTCGTCTATACCGGACACATATTTAACGTCTTTGATCTTGAAGCATACCTCCTTACCATTTGGAAGGGGCTGAACAAGGGTGTCACCTCCTTTAGCATCCAGAGTCGGGTCATAGATACGAATATTATTGCCCGCTGTGAATAGCGTATTGAAGGGTCCGGTTCGCTTGCCACTATCGTCTATTACGTAACATTCGTCTGTCATCAGTTCTTCGTACATTTCTTGCAAAGCTCCTTTCTAACAGGTGATTTCATCAACCCATGCAATGCGATGGCTTGGGCTTTTCGACTATTCCCTTTGTATCGGGGTCAACAGTAAAAACAGTTAGGCACTCCCGACCACGAACAGTTTTTTCGTTTAGATCAGTATTGATTTCTAGATTTGCCTTCGCTGAAGCTTCGGGGTTGGCAGATCTTAGGCATTCATCTCGTTTTTCATGGAACTCATCAAGAGCGCCTTTTATTGACCCCGGTATTTTTTCAACACCTCCGTGGTGGGCCGCAGCCATTTGCGCACTCCACCAAGCGCGGGAAGCGTTACTCGCCGCAAAGCAGCTTCCCAAGGGTTCAAAGGTAGTTTTGCCGAACTGGTTTTTGGCTGAGTCCACCAGCGATGAAATGTACTGACTGTGAGCGCCAACAGCAGCTAGATCACCACCTTTCAATATAGCGGCACCATCGCTCATGGCTTTGCTCAAGGCACTCATTTGCTTGGTCGCTTGCTCAAACGATTCTGGGCTCGCCACTTTGAAAGGCTCTGCATTAGCAGTGATAGTCATCACGAATACCAACACGCTTAAAAATGTTTTCAACAGTCACGCTCCCTGCACGAATTACCTAATGGCTTTCGACCAAATTCGGAAGCCTTTCTTAAAACCAAATCCCCCCAACCAGTACGCCAAAACAAAACAAAGCGGCAGCGCTCTGTTTATGCAGAACTAGAAACTCCCTGAAAGAGATTTCTTTGGGCACGACTGTAGCTGCCTCTGATTGCCTCATCGGTTGGAAGTACTGAACAAATTCTAGTGTTTGTTGAAGCTGCGATTTCTGAAGGTTTTTGAGTTGAGTGCGACCGAAGCTCAACTCACAGAAATTATTCATCTCGGTCCTCGCGTCTTTCTCGGCTACCACCCGCAGAACCTTGCCTACCAGGCGGCGCTTATCAGCCTCTTCTTGCAAAAGCTCCAGCCTTGTTCTCATCACATTTCGGGCATCAACAAATTGCTCGGCAGTTATCTCGCTAATCGTGGTTACTCCGAGTTGAGCATGAACGGCACGCCAGACGTCCCAAGGATCATCGCCCAGCTCTTCGCATTTTGCTCGCAACTCGTGAAGCTCTTGGCGCTGCGCTGCGACCAAGTTACGGGATTCGGCTTTGTCTGCGTTCGCCAGCTTGATGCTGAGACCCAAGTTATTGATATCGCCTGCGGCAACTTGGCCGACACCTCCCTGGAATTTCTGCTCCATCTCACTTCTTCCCTTTGCTTCCACCAACGTTAAGAGTCAGACCCGACTGGTTCACCGATCCGTGAATATATTGGCCAACGCTTTCAAATGTTTGCTGAGTACCCGCAGCAGCTTGCGAGCCAAGCAAAACGCGAAGCGCGTCGTCCTGTCGATCCTCAGAACTACGTCGGAACTGGTCCAGGAATAACCTCTCCCTAGTTGAAGGAGGTAGAGAACCTCGTAATCCGGTCAGCACGTACTGAACATCAGCACCCGCTAAAGCAAAAGCTTCTAGAGCTTCCATACCCGGCGACACAGCACCGGCCTCATACCTAGTCCAGGTTTCTCTCGTCACGCCAGCAATCGTACCCGCCGCCGCTTGGGTCAGCTTGAGGCGTTTGCGCTCTTCTTTAAGGCGCAAAAAAGGTGATGTATACGTCACAAATAGTCCTTGACTATGTGATCTATAGATCACAAAATCATCCACACAAACACTAATCATCTTTGCATCACAGGAGCCACCACCATGGCCACCCATGCCAAAGCCCTATCCGCCGACCAGGTGAAAGAAAACTTCCGTCGGGTTGGCAAAACCATCACTGAATGGGCTACCGAGAACGGCTACACCCGTAACGAGGTGTACCGCGTGCTCAATGGCCAAGCCAAAGCCCATTACGGCAAGGCTCACGATATTGCGGTGAAGCTTGGTCTTAAACCTTCATCGGCGTTGGCAGCGTAATGGCTGCCGTGCAGATGGACGTCGACCGCTTCGGCTTCTTGCTTGTCGCGTCGTTGATTGGCGCGCCATGCGCGCTTCCGCCAACTGATCGCACAGCCAGCCTATCGTTCTTGTGGCTTCGGCCTCAAATGATTGGCCTGGCCAACGAATCGACCTCAGGGCCTGCTCAAGACTCTCAGCCGTCACAAGACCTTCAACCTCAAGAACTGTCGCAAGGCGTAACCAGCCCTGCGCCAAAGCATTCACTTGCGCTTCAAGCGCCTCAATACGGTCGGTCATAGCCATGTCTCAGTTTGCGAATGTACCGCAAAACTTTGCAGCTGGCGCAACCCGTTTGGCTAGCTGCAAAAAAAGCATTTGTTTGGAAGGCCGTCTGCAGGAGGGTTTCCAATGAATCGTCGCCGCTGGAAGAACGTCCGTCCTACATCGCTGCGCCACGCCCTAGAGCTGTGCAAGGACTTTGCAATCGACGCTCACAATAAAAGTGTGCAGCGCATCGCCGATGAGATGGGCCTGCCTGATCACTGGGCGCTTTATAAATGGTTACAAACTGGCCGCATGCCCGCCAACTTGATCCGTCCTTACGAGCGAGTTTGTAACTGCGATTACGTCACTCGCTGGATCGCTGCGAGCGCAGGTCGACTGACCATTGAGATGCCCACCGGGCGTAACTGCACCGCCCAGGACACACAGGTCCTACAGGAACTGCTGACGACCGCTGCAGGGAAGCTGCTGGCTTTCTACGCCAAGAACAGCGAAGCCGACGAGACCTTGGCCGCAATTCAGGCAGCTATGGAAGGACTCGCCTGGCACCGGGGTAACGTCAGCCAAACCCAACACCCACAACTTGAACTGGAGGGACAGCCATGAGCCGCACTGCCTCAGGAGCAGCCCGTGTGCTGGGCGTGCTGAAAGCGTTGAAGGGGCACACCGTAACCGGCCTCAGCAATACCGAGTTGGCCCAGCTGACCAAGGACAGCCCGAGCAATATCACTCGCGCTATGCAAACCCTGATTGAAGAAGGGTTGGCGGTGAAGCTGGACAACGGTCGGTTTGCACACTCGGTGGCGATGCTGCAAATCGCCCAGGCCCACGCCGAACACATGGCGCGGCTGACCCAACGGATGCAAGAAATCAATCAGCGGATTGCCGCTGGCTCGATGAACTAAGGAGACCACCATGGCACGAGCTAAAGCCCAACCTATCGCCCCAATTGAATTGCCTGCTCTGGACGGCCAAGTACTGACGGCAAATCAAAATGCTGTAGCAACAATGCTTACATCCCACAGCGAAGAGCGTGACTTTTTAAATCAGCTACTTGGTCAGGCGCAAATGGCCGGGGCATTTGAGGATTTTTCCCGAACCGTTCGGACTTCCAAGTTGGCTTTCGTCAAGGAAAACAAGCTTTACCGGGCTCTTAAGGGCCGCAGGACTCCGAACGGTTCGGAGTTTTTGAGCGGCACATGGGAAGAGTTCTGCGGCTTGCTCGGTCGGTCAGCTGACAAAGTTGACCTTGATATTGCCAACCTCCGCACCTTTGGTGAGGAGGCGCTTGAATCCATGTCCAGCATGGGCATCGGCTACCGCGAAATGCGCCAATACCGCCGCCTACCTGAAGACGCCCAAGCCGCCCTGATCGAAGTCGCCAAAGCTGGTGACAAGGACGCGTTCATCGACCTGGCAGAAGAAATTATTGCCAAGCACGCCAAGGAAAAAGCCGAACTCGCCCAGCGACTGGACGAGGTCAACGCCGACTACGACGCCCAGGGCGAAGTCATGGCGAAGAAGACCAAAGAGCTGGACAGCACAAAGCAGGAGCTGGAGAAACACCGCAAGCGCATCCAGATCGCAACGCCGGACGACGTCATCAAAGAACTGCGCACCGAGGTAGTCGCCCTTCAGTTTGAAGTGGAAGCGAAGATCCTGGGCGAGCTGCGGGAAGGGTTTTCCAAGATGACTGAGCACGCCGCCGCCAATGGTCAGGACCATCGCGCCTATCTGGCAGACCTGGTCCTGCAGTTGGAAACAACCCTGGCCACCGTACGCAGCGAATTTCATCTGCCCCATCACCAGGCTGCCAACCCTGTGTGGATGGACCAGGCAGAGGCGTAACCCATGAACCCGGTACAGACCCAGCAACTGGCCCAGATCGCCCAACGGGCAGCAAATGCCCCGCATGGTCAGCGCACCGCCATTTACAAGGCCGGTGCAGCCGAGCTGGGTGTTTCCCTTCAAACCCTGCAGCGCAAGCTTAAGGAGGTCGCGGTGAGCAAACCCCGTAAACGTCGCAGCGATGCAGGCAACAGCGCCTTGCCCTTGGATGAGGCTCGCATGATTTCAGCCGTGTTGCTGGAGTCCATCCGGGCCAACAACAAACAGTTGTCCACCATAGAGCGAGCTGTTGAGCGCTTGCGCAGCAACAACTTGATCTTGGCGGGCCGCGTAGATGAAGGCTCTGGAGAGTTTCGCCCGCTGACCAATAGCGCCATCAGTCGCGCCTTGCGCACTTACAAGCTGCACCCGGAGCAGCTTCTGCATGACGCACCTGCGGTGTCGCTGGCCAGCAAGCATCCCAACCACGTATGGCAGGTCGACGCCTCTATCTCGACGCAGTTCTATCTGGCGGACGATGGTGCTCGGGTGATGCTGAAGGCCGAGTTTTACGACGGTAAACCGGGCAATTTGAAGAAGATCGAACGCCAACGTCTGTGGCGCTACGTGATCACCGACCACACCAGCGGCACGTTGTATGTGGAGTATGTGCTGGGAGCGGAGTCGGCTGAGAACCTCTGCAACGTGCTTATCAACGCCATGCAGAAACGCAGCGAGTCAGACCCATTCCACGGCGTGCCTTGGATGTTGATGACCGATCCCGGCGCCGCCATGACCAGCGGGATTTTCCGCAACCTATGCCGCGCCATGTCCATTGAGTTGATCATCAACCAGGTCGGTAATGCTCGGGCCAAGGGCCAGGTGGAACAGGCTCACAACATCGTCGAGCGCGAATTTGAGAGTGCCCTGAAGTTTCAAGCCGCGACCAGCCTGGAGCAGATCAACAGCTGGGCAGGCCAGTGGATGCGTTACTTCAACGCAACCTCTATTCACACCCGTACCCGCCGCAGCCGCTATGGCGTGTGGCAGATGATCAAGCAGGACGAGTTGCGCCTGGCACCTAGCGTTGAGGTCTGCCGAGAACTGGCGGTCAGCACACCGGAACAGCGCAAGGTCAGCAACCTGTTGCGGGTTTCGTTCCGAGGCGACCAGTTCGATGTCAGCTCGGTACCGGAAGTGATGGTAGGCGACAAGCTACTGATCACCCGCAATTGCTGGCGCGACAAGGACTCAGCCATTGTCGTGATGATCGGCGCTGACGGTCGCGAGCATTACCACGTCGTTGAGCGGATCGGTATGGACCAATTCGGCTTTGCTCAAACGGCAGCGACCATCGGTGAGCAATACAAGCGCCACGCGGAAACACCTGCGCAAACCTCGCGCAAGCTGCTGGAGCAGATCGCCACCGGCACCACCAGCGAGGCCGACGCTCTTGCTGCACGCAAGGCCAAGACCCTTCCTTTCGGTGGGCTCATTGATCCGCATAAACATGTCACCGATACCGTGCTGCCGGCTTACCTGCCGCGTCGTGGCACGTCCCTGAACGTCAACGCCCCGACCGTCGAACATGCACTTTTGTCGCACGTCGAGGCTGCGAAATTGCTGCGCCCGAGGATGGCCAATCTCTGGTCAACCGAGACATTCAGCTGGCTGCAGCAGCAATACCCGGAGGGCATCGCCCAGGAGCAGCTCGACACCATCGAGGCCGAGCTGAAACGACCTGTAGAGGTCATGCGCAAACCGCTCAGCCTGGTTCGGGCTGCGGTTGGAGGTGAGTGATGTTGAAACTTAAGCACGTTTTACAAGGGGTGGGCCGACCTCAATCGGCACTGGCCGAGTCGCTCAAGCTCAGCGAAGCCGCCATCGCCCAGCTACTGAACCATGGCCAGTGGCCGCGCAGCCTTGATAACGAAGAGCTGCAGGGGCGCATCCGTGTGTTCCTGACCGAATCCGGCGCCAACGATGCCGATATCGCCAACGCTTTTGAAGAAGTGGATCTGCCGTGCGCCAACACGACAGATCCGGCCCTTAAAAAAGAGCCGTCCGGGGAGGACGAACCTATGTTACTGCCAAAACAAACTTTGCTGCCATCTACCCGCAAGGCGTTCAGCCTTTTCCGTGACCCGTTTGATGAGCTTTCCTGCGCCCAGGACATGTGGGTCAGCCCGGATATTCGATACGTCCGTGAGGTGATGTACCAAACCGCCCGGCACGGTGGCTTCATCGCGGTTGAGGGGGAGTCAGGTGCAGGCAAAAGCACTCTGCGCCGTGACCTGGTGAACCGGATCGCAGAAAACAACGACCCGGTGTTGATCATTGAGCCCTACGTATTGGCCTCGGAAGATAACGACACCAAGGGTAAATCCCTGAAAAGCACTCACATTGCCGAGTCAATGATGGCGGCGGTTTCGCCCCTGACCAAACCTAAGAACAGCCCTGAGGCGCGCTTTGCGCAACTGCACAAAGCGTTGAAAGAATCCCATGCAGCGGGCTATCGCCACTGCCTGGTGATCGAGGAGGCCCACAGCCTGCCGATCCCGACGCTTAAGCATCTCAAGCGCATCTTGGAGCTGGAAGTGGGCTTCACCAAACTGGTCAGCATCATCATGATCGGCCAGCCCGAGCTGAGCGTGAAGTTGAGCGAGCGAAACGCCGATGTGCGCGAAGTGGTGCAGCGATGCGAGCGTGTCACGCTTCCACCGGTTGAAGGTGCTCGCCTGGAGGAGTTCCTCAAGTTCCGCTTTGAGCGTGCAGGTAAGCCGCTGGCCGAGGTGATCGACGACGGGGGCATCCAGGCCATTGCCTCGCGTTTGTCGCAGGCCGACCGCCGTGGTGGTCGAGACGAAACAATCTCGCTGCTGTATCCGCTGGCCATCGGCAACTTGATGATCGCCGCGATGAACCTGGCCACCCACCTCGGTGTGCCGACAGTCACCGCCGATGTTGTGAAGGGGGTGTGAGATGGCCGCTCTGTATCTGGTAAGTCCGCCAGCAGCTCCTAGGTTCAGCATTCTGGCTGAGGAATTTCCGGTGAAGTTGTCGGCATTCAACGAGCTGACGCGTGATATTCGCAACGCCGGTATCGAGATTAAGCACTTGGTGCTGCTGGACTACAAAATCTTCATTGAGCAGGGCTGCGTTGAGCTGTTCTTGCGCCGGTTTGGGCACGAACTGCGCGGGTTGCGCTACACGCCCGCAGGTCGTTTCACACGTAACACCGTAACGGTGCGGGGTGTCGATGTGGCTTGGTACTCCTTGGTAAAGGAGCAAGACCAATGAATCACGCGCTCGATGTCTCGATTAAAGCCCTGAGAGCTGCTGTTGAGTCCGAAACCCCAACGTTGTTCTGGCAGGAAACCATGACGCATGTGGCGGTACTGCTGGATCATGCTGAGCAGGTGCCCAATTCATCTCGGGCGTTAGAAGCGGCTCATGCGGCCATTGCTGAAGACCGCTTCCCGGACGCTATCCAACATTTACACCACGTCATCAACGGCCTGCGCGCCGAGTGCAGCGAACACGTCACCCAGTTGGCCGATTTGGTGACGACCTTTGATGCCGCGCTGAGCCTGCGGCCCTTCCTATGGCTGGAGATCGGCTTCAACAGAGTCGTTGGCTGGATGATCACCGTCTACGACAAAACCGGCGGGGTTGAGCGGGTCGTTGTGCAGGCTCAAGGCGCGGGCGCCGATGAAACCTGCCAATGGGCCACCTTGCATCTTCAGGCTCTTATAAAGGAGAGCAGCCATGTCTGACATCAAGATCCCAGAAGGTTTTGTCCGCAATGCCGTAGGTCACCTGGTCCCAGTCGACCAGGTACGTGACCAGGACAAACTGCGCGACCAGGTCGCCCGCGAACTGGCTGAAGCTGCGAAGGCATTGAACCTAGCGCTGAAGTACTTCAAGCAAAAATCGCTCGGTGACGTGGCCGATCTGATCAGTATTGCCGGTGAGCGCTACGGCGTTCAGATGGGAGGCAAGAAAGGTAACGTGACCATCGCGACCTACGACGGCCAGTTCAAAGTGCAGCGTACATATGCCGACCGGCTTACATTCACCGAGGAAATGGAAGTAGCGAAGGTCTTGGTCTACGACTGTATTCGGGCCTGGAGCAAGGGCGCGGACGGCCATTTGCTGGCTATCGTCGACAGAACTTTTAGCCCAAATCGTAACGGCCAGATCAAGACCTCTGATGTGCTCGACCTGCTGCGTCTGGAAATCAACGACGACAACTGGAAGGCCGCGATGCAGGCGGTAAAGGATTCGATCCTGGTCACGGGGAGCGCCGTGTATATCCGTGTATATGAACGGATCGGCGACTCGGACAATTACAAAGCGATCCCTCTTGACCTGGCGGTGGTGTGACATGACTGATCTGGCCAAAGCAAACATCCGCGACCATGACGTCGTGGAGATTATCGAAATGCTTCAGCAGTGGCATGCCAGCCGCATTCAAAAATTGCAGATGATTGTGGAGGTACCTTCGGATGCCGAGTTGGTACTACGCGGAAGGAATGGGCAGCAAGTTTCACTGATCGGCGAGGAACGTAAGGGCTTTAAAGCTGGTTGCGCCACGGCACTGGAACTCTTTGGCAAGTTCCCACTGACTATGACCAAGGTCGCCAGCGACGACACAGACGCGGAGCAAGAGTGATATGGACAACAACCGCACGCTGGAAAAAATTAAAAAATGCCTGGAGATGGCCAAGTCTAAAACCAGCAACCCACACGAGGCTGAAACAGCATTGCGTCAAGCCCATAAGCTGATGGAAATGTACAACTTGGAGGTGGGTGATGTACTCGCCAGCATGGCGAGCGAGCGCACAATCCTTGCGGGCTCTGAGGGTTCTCCGCCTGTTTGGCGTGTGCGACTGGCACAAGTCTGCGCAGATGCATTTGGTACCAGGATCATCATTTCCAACCCTCGGTGGAGTGCAGCTCGCTTCATCTTTGTTGGATGTTCAGCTGCGCCTGAACTGGCCGGTTATGCGTACCAGGTACTAGGACGCCAACTGCAGAAAGCTCGCCGTGACTTTCTGGACACTCAGAAACGTTGCAAACGCTCAACCAAAGTTGCCCGAGGTGACGCGTTCGCCAACGGTTGGCTGGATGCTGTCCATAGCAAGATCCAGGCTTTCGCGGGTGTCGAGGATAATATTGCCGAAGCAATTGAAGCCTTCATGCAGAAACACCACCCAGATCTGGAGAGTGTTGATCTCAAGCGCCGTAAGGTCAAAGCACGCAACGAAGGCGCCATTGATGCAGGTTATGAAGCTGGCAAATCCGCTCAACTGCACCAGGCGGTGAATCACCAGCCTCGCGCACGCTTGACCATGGGGCTTTGAAATGACCACGACCAGCACAGGGAAACTTTCAGCCGGTGTATTGGAGTTCCTGGCGATCTGCGATCAGTGCCAGCGCCCCCGGAACACCGGTAACCACGCCAAATGCAGCAAGGCTCGGCAACAGATTCACGCTGCCCGAAACCAGCAGAGCAACAGCGCACGTTCGACGCAGGGAGGTGCCCAGTGAAAGCCGCGCCTTCCAACCCGAACCGCCTGCGCTTGATCAAGCTGATCCATGTCGCCCGACGTGAGCTACGCATGGAAGATGACACCTATCGCCTGATGCTGGCTGGCATGAAGGGGTTGAACGGCGCAACGTCCACCGCTGATCTGAGCGTTCCAAACCTGCTCAGGGTTTTGGAACAGCTCAAGCTAAAGGGTTTCAAGGTTCGTTCAAACAAAGAGCAGAAGCGGCCTCTGGCCGACGACATCCAATCGAAGAAGATCCGATCACTGTGGTTGGAGCTGCACGGCCTGGGTGCGGTGCGCGATCCCTCCGAGGCGGCTCTGGCCAAGTTCGTACAGAGCATGACTCGTGTCGAAGCGCTGCAGTGGCTGACCACGGCCCAGGCAAGCCGGGTCATTGAGAACCTGAAACAATGGATGGGGAGAGTCCAGCAATGAGTACATTACGCGGCAGTGATCTTTTGAGCGAAGCCGTCGAGCCTATTGCCAAAGTGATTCGCGAAACTTTAGGGGTCAGTCCCGAACTGGCCGAAGCGACGAGCGTGGAAATCACCACACTGTTCGCATTTTTGTGGGGGGGCCAGGTGGTATACGTCCCGAAGGGCGTTTTTATCCAAGCTTCGAAGCTCCACCAAAAAATCTACGATGACTTCACAGGACGGAATCACCACCAGGTGGCGACGAAGCACGGCGTCTCTGTTCAGCACGTATATACAGTGGTGAAACGTATGCGTCTGGCAATCATCGCCCGTGACCAGGGAGACTTATTCCCACCACCGGACGATGAGCATGCTTGAGCCCGCTACGATCTAAACCCAGTCACATGCCCCCGCCAGCACCAACTGATCGGGGGCTACTTCCAATTGCACTAGCTGCAACTCTATTTCACAATCCATCCCAACCCAGGCCAGCGTATCCCGGATTAGCTCGGGTTTACCTCACCACCCCCTATGGATTTATCTCAGTCCTAAACAGCTACCGTGAGCCTTGAGGTAACCCGATACCCCTTCTCCCCCTCTGGAACGGCGTTAAGTAATCGCGCATCGCTGCGATGCTCGATTATTCATTCCGGAGAACACTACATGCCGTCCCCCTCGCCCAGCGTGGCCAACACTGTCAGCGCGATGTTCGCCGACCGCCCCAGTTTCGAATCCGTTGTACAAAATCTACTGGCGAAGACCATCGCCGAGCAGTACCCCGACCTGAACCTGAACCTGGACCAGGTCCGACTGGCCAGCCCTGCCCCCACTGCCGGTTGGACCCATCAACTGCTCATGCCCCGCGTGCTCGACTACCTGGCGACGGGCGCCGCACTGGGCATGGGCGAGGTGGACTCGCGCGCGCCGTTTCTTACAGAACAGCCGCCGACCCGCTTGAGAACCCGCGCAGGCGCTGCACTGGATATGCAGCGCATCGACACCCTGATCAAAGAGCTGCCCTGGTCGGTCCCGATCGCCCTGCAAAACGCGCTGACCGACTACTGGAACAACACCGACGACCCGGCCCACAGCCGCTGGCGCCAGATCAGCGACCTGCTGGCGCAAACCCTGCAAATCGCCACCCTGAAACAACCGGGCCTGAGCGACGTGGAGCGCGAGACGCTGCAACAGATCATCGACTGCGCTGACTACGATCAACGCCAGGCGCAAAACGGCCCGACGCAGACCTATGTGTACGCCCTGGAAACCCGTCTTGACCAACAGGAGGCGTTGCTGAGCCCAGACCTGCTGCTGGTGCGCACCGTGCAGACCCGGATCATCGTTCTGCTGTGCCGGCCCGATGGAATGATCAAGTCGTTCGCCTCGATTGACGCGTTCGGTCAATATTGGGGCGCACACATTGCCGATCAGTACCGTTTCGATACGCTGACCTGGACGCGCTACGAGGTGCAAGGCAATGTGTTCGACCAA